TCCACTTGGTGGAAAAAGGCCCTATATGCAGCCGGAGCGGTTATCGCTGGCGCCATCCTTGGCGGCTTGGGAATGTCCCTCTCCGGCTGCGGGCACTCCGTGGACGTCACCCCGAACCGCGCCGAGGTGTGTAAAGACGGCTCCTGCCTCGTCATTGAGCAGGGGCATATTTCCTATTCCCAGGCCCAGCCTGTTACGGACGTTCCTCCCGTTGTTCAGATCGTACCTTCCAAGAAATAAGGCCATGTGCAAGCTCTCCGAAGTTCCGGCGCGTTTCCTGGATTTTGCCAAGGCTTCCCCCGTGTTTGCCTGCGTCCTGATGTCGCTGACGATATGCGGCGGGGCATGCTGGTACATCGGGGAGGTGGTCAGCCACCACAATGACCGCCTTTGTGATCTGATGACCATGCAGACGCAGGCCCAGGTGGAGACGGCCAAGGCGATCCAACTACTTGCCGTCAGAATCGAAAACATAGAAAGGAAGCTGGAAAAGTGAATGAAGAACAATTCTTTCTGTCGTTAATGGCCATTTTATCAGCAACAGTTTTGGGATTTACCCTCATGTGTATAGGGGAACCTGGATATGGTATCGGGGTATGGCTCACTGCACTGGCCATTCTCTTGTACTTTTCTCGGTGCGGACAATAACACCAACTGTAAAGTTTTTCTTACAAGTTCCCTTTAGTTTCCGTATGCCTACCCTGTACATACTCATTGTGGACGAACCCGGAAAGGAGCAATGGATGAAAATTTTTCTTACCGAAAGAGACGCCGCTTTTTTCCTGGCTCAATTTAATGAGTGGCATTTGCATGCCAAGTGCCATTGCTACACCGTGGAAGGCAAGCGGCTTGTGCAACTTATCGACAATCTGAACGAATGAACACTACAGAAAGAAAGATGGCCGCGGCCATCCTCCGGTTTGAAGACAGCCGCGTTACCGGGCCGGATTCCCTGCGCGTTTCCCGCCTTCCCGCCGCCGACAAGGGCGGCAAGTGGGAGATTTGCGGCATTTGCGACGGTATTGAACCGGCCGTGTTTAACAGATTGAAGGCCCTGCTGGATGCCGGAAGACGTGAAGAGGCCTGGGAAGGATGTCTCCAGTATGTCCTGGATAACACCGCCGCCGTGCGTTCCTGGCTGGGTTCCGACGCTTATCCTGGCGTTGAATTCATCCTGCGGGATCATTTTTTCAATTCCGGGAGCAGGAATACCGGGAAGATTTTGCAGCGCGCGCTGAACATCCACGGCGCCGGGCTCACGGTGGACGGGATTGTCGGCCCCAGGACCCGGCAGGAGTTGCAGGACCAGCTGGCTGCCACGGGTGAAGCGGTGTTCCTCATTGGATTACAAGAGAAACGTCAGGCGTTTTACCGTTCGTGCAAGCAGTTTCCTGTGTTCGGGAAGGGTTGGCTGAACCGCTGCGACGATGCGTTCAGCGTGGCGCAGGAGCTTGTTTAGTTGTTTTCATCATTAGTTGTTATGAGTTCAAGTCCATTAAAAGCTGTCGGAGGGGCCCTGGCAAATATCGCCACGTTCGGGGGATATGGAGCCAATAAGGCGGCCAAGAAGCAGGCAAGCGCCGCCAACGCTATGGCCGATGCCATGGCGAATGCCCCGGAGCAGAAGGTTATTACTACGGAAACCAAGGATGTTTCCCAAGCGGAGGATGCGGTGAATTCGTCTGCCCGCCGCCGCTTGAAGCTTAGTAATACGACGAACCGGAGTAATCCTCTTTCTTCCCTGGCTGGACTGAGGAAGACGCTGGGTTGATTTTTACACAGGAGATTCATGGAAAATGTTAAAGATTTATTGAGGACGGCAGACGCCCTGTTCACGGAGATGAATAAGAATTCCGGGGATTGGGATGAGTTGCGCCGTCGCATCATGCCGAGAATGGAGGGGAAGGCCCGCCAGCAGGAACAGGCTAATGAGATGACGGCTGCGTCCAGTTTTTCTCCGGTGGCGCATAAGTCCCTTTTGAATTTGGCGTCCGCTCATCTTCTTTTTATTACTCCCATGGATCAGAAGTGGTTTTCCCTGCGGCCGCAGGAGGAAAGGGATGATTACACCGATGAGGATGATTGGTACAGCAAAGCGACGGAGGCCGTCTACCGCGCGCTGGCGGATTCCAATTTCTATGCGGCGGCCCACGAGGTTTACCTGGACCGTTGCCTGACGGGTACAGGCTGCATGTTTGCAGATGTTTCCCGTGACGGGTCACTGGTGTTCAAACACGTCCCTACCGGGACTTATGCGATTGCCGAGGGAGCCCACGGGGAGGTGAATACGCTGGTGCGGACGTTGAAGTTTACTGCCCAGCAGGCCGTGGAGATGTTTAAGCTGGGTAATCTGCCTGTCAAGATTCAGGAGGCGTATAAGAATGCGGAGAGGCGGTACACCGAGATGTTCGAGTTTGTTCACCTTGTACTGCCCAACAGCCGGGCGCAGTTCGGTTCCGACATGGTAAGGCCTGGCCGCCGCAAGTGGTTGGACGTGTATATTGCCAGGGAGGCGGAGAAGATTGTTTTCCATGGCGGCTTTTACGAGTTTCCTTTTCTGGTGACGCGCTTTTTGAAGGGCGGCGTTTCTTCTTACGGCGAGGCTCCGGGGAAGGCTGTGCTGCCGGAGATCAAGGCTACCCTGCTGATGGATCGGGTGATGGATGTGGCCGGCAGCCGGGCGGCCATTCCCAGCGTTATCGTGTCGGCTAAGATGGCAAAGGAGGTTGATTTGAGGGCCGGAGGCAAGACGGTTGTTCCGGATGAGCTTATTGGTTCACAGTTGCCGAGGGAATGGGCGAACGTGGGGGATGTGAGGTTTATGCTGGAGCGGCAAGATAAGAAGGAGAAGTTGATCAGGGAGGCGTTTTTCAATGATATTCTCCAGGTGGTTTCAAGCGTGGACCGCGAGATGACGGCTACGGAGGTGAATGCCCGCGAGTCGGAACGCATTATTTGCTTTTTTTCTTCTTTCATTCAGTTTTCGCAGGATTTTCAGACGATGATGAATCGCATTGTCTGCCTGATGTTCCGCAATACGCAGGGGGCCGTGCTTCCGGGCGACGCGCCCGATGAGTTTTTTGTCCGTTCCGCCGATGGGGGGAAGTTTGAGTTGCGGACTCCCCGCACCCGTTATCTGGGCAAGATTGCCCAGGCATTTGACCGTTTGCAGAGGTACGGCCTTGAGGGGGTGTTGAATGGGTTGGCGAAGTATATCCAGGTTTCGGGCGATACCCGCATTGCCAAGCGCATGAAGGCATGGGAGGTATTGCGGTTTATGTGGGACAGTTCCGGCGCCCCGTCCAAGTGCATTGTGTCCGCGTCCGAGAATAGCAAGATGGTTGAGGAGGAGAAGGCGCAGGAGGATCAGATGCGTCAGGCCGCCCTTGCGGAGCAATTGGCCAGAGCCGGCAGGGATAGCGCCGCGGCGTCCGCACAGTTTAATACGGATTCATGATGAATATGCTTGAAGATAAGCCGACACCGGAACAGGTTGAGTTTCTCAAGAGGCTCAACCGGAGACGAGCCGCGCTGAAGGAGGCTTTTACTCCGGAGGTGCTGGATATTTTAGAGAAGGAGTTCCAGACGAATTTGCCCTGCTTTCAAGGGAAGGCTGGTTCCTACGACCCCCTTGACGCGATGCGCCGAGACGCCCAGCGGGAAATGCTCCTGTGGGTGAAATACGAGATCGAACAATATAACCCTGATTTATGATATACAATAGATTATTCCACAATAGGTTCCTGAGGGAAGAGGCCATTCCCGGCAGCGAAGGTGAAGGCCCCGGCGGCGGAGCGCCGCCCCCGGCAAGTCCCGTGGACAGTCCGCCTCCCGCGAATCCTCCAGTCCCGCCCAATCCCTACGATTTTTCAGGGGGGTCTGAACAGCCCGATCCGGATCCCGGCAGTCCTCCCCCGCTTTCTCCGCAGGAGGAGACCGAGTATGAGATTGATTTTGGAGAGGGGTTTGTGGAGAATGATGCCCTGCGAGATATGTTGAAGGGTCATGCCAGGGCGGCAGGGCTGCCGGCCGATGCCGCCGGGAAGTTTCTTTCCGAGGTGGCCGCCAGCATCCGCGCGGACGAGGAGGCTGCTTTTAAGGAGGCTGACGAGGCGTTGAAGGACGAATGGGGAGCGGAGTATGAGACGAATGTTTCTGCCGCCAAGGCGTTTGCCCGGAAGCTTTCCGTGGAGTCCGGCGTTCCTATGGAGAAGATGGCTGTGTTTGCGAGTCCGGACGGGTTCCGCGTTCTGCACGCCATTTCCCGGCTGACAGGCGAGGGAGGCTTGAAGGGCGGCGGCCAGATTCCGGCGAAGACGGACCCTGCCGACGAGGCTCAAGCTATTTTGTCCGACCCCAATCACCGTTATTATAAGGCGATCGCCGATCCTTCGCATCCACAGTGGCGGGAGGCTACCGATTATTATAATAAGCTGGTGGGGATTTCCGGTTAGTTTTTTTTGCGTTGACTATTGGTTCGGAGGGGTGTCCTGCTGTGCGGGGCGCCCTTTCTTTTTTTCATTTGTTCAAGTTACGGTTGTATTCATCAGGCCTGGGGATGTGGCATGATGCCTCAAATGGATAAGGTGACCGTTTTTAACCAGGCTTTGGCCCAGTTTGGGGACCGGGAGTATGTGAAGGGTTCCCCAGCCGGTCGCACCGTTGATTTGTGGTGGCCTACCGTGTTGCGGGAAGCGCTGTTGTTCGGGGCATGGACCTGGGCAACCAAACGTGTTGAGATGGATCGCTCCGTTATGAGGCATCCGATTCCGGATGATTGCCTGCGCGTGCTGTATGTGGGGGCGGATTTGTTCCGCATTGAGGGGCGTGATTTGGTGGTTGAGCGTTACGGGAAGCGCGCCGCCGGGACTGATAAGCTGGTGGTGGATTATCTTTCCGACGAGGTGGCCCGTTCCGAAGTGCTGCCGGATCACAGTCCGTTTTTTATCAAGGGCGTTGTGTTTCTTCTGGCGGGCAGGTGCGCTTTGAAGCTGGCTTCTTCTCCCCAGCTTGCGGCCGCTTTGGAGGCACAGGGGGAGGCGTTTTTAAGCAAGGCCCTTTATTGGGACACCTGCCAGCATTCTTCCAACGACCAGGATCCTTTAACAGAGATTTTAAGCAGTTCCATTTTCTGATGTTATGAGTTCCGATTTCGGGGTTTCCCAGCAGTATAAGTATCAGGGGCAGGCGGCTTTGAGCAACGGGCGCGCCACGCAGGCGGCTTATGAGAAGAAGGCCCGCGCCCTGGAGGCGGAGGCGGTTTCCGATTCCCACCTGGCCGCCCGCAATATGAAGCGGATGCGCCAGAATCAGAATGCCGCCATGGGGTCTGTACGGGCACAGCGCGGCGGATCCGGTTTTACTTCCGAGGGTTCCGGCAGCCAGGCGGAGGTGGCGGTGGCGGATGTGTGGGAGAGCGCCATTGGGGACGCGGCCCTTTCCAACGCTGTTTCCGATGCCAATAAGCGGTTTGCCGCGGAGTCCGCCCGATACCAGGGGGATCTGGCCATGATGGCGGCACGCAGCGAGGCGGACCAGTATAAGATGCTTTCACAGAATGCCCTTGGTTCTGCCATGATCCAGACGGCCCTGACGGTGGCGGGGGGTGTCATGGGGGCGGCAGGAATGTCCGGTGGCGGGTTGCTGGGGGGTGTTACCGAGAGCGGGCAGACGTGGGGTTCCGCCGCCGGAGGAACCCAGGGGGCTTTTTCCGGGATGATGAATGCTTATTCCCTTTCCGGTTTCCTGGGGGGGATGGTGCCGGGGAGCATGCAGTCTTCCAACAGGTTGAGGGATTCCCTGCTGGCTAATTTCATGGGTTTTGGAAAGAGATGAGCGTTTCTCCCATGCAGCAGGCTTTTTTACTGATGGAAGCCCAGCGCCCCGGCTGGTTCCGGGAGACCGTTTCCCTGGCGGACGCGGGAGGAGGGATCGTGTGGTGCTGCCCTTCGTTATTTTTTGCGGGGGTGCCGGATCCGGAGTCTCCCAGGACGTTGATTGTTCTTTTTGCCCACGGCCGCATGGAGGCCGTCAGGGAGCTGGCTTGTCTGGTGCAGGGGCGTTTTGACCGGGCAAGGTGGCAACGCTGCATCCGCGGACGCGAGGACTGGAAGGAGATTTCCATCCCCAGGTTTTTAAGTTTTAACCGTTTCAAGATGAAAGAAGATGAGTGATTTACAGCAACCCATGTACGGAGGAACCCGGATGAATGCGGCTTCCTCCACCCCTGCCCCGGTCCAGATGCCGGATGTTTCTTCCAAGCCCGTTCAGAGGGCGCTGCAGAATGCCCAGGAGTTTGTGTCTGATGTTGCCCACCAGTACCAGCGCATGAAGGATTTCGGCGAGCAGACGCGGCTGGAAGGCCGGATGAATGATTTGGCCAGCGAGTTTGAGCAGGAGATGACCCGGAGATTGGGGTTTGCCCGCGGTCATGAGCTGTCTTTTTACGATCGTGACGGGAGGCTGAAAGAGAGCGCCCTGAATACGTTTGTACGGAATTACGAAGGGAAGTTCCGCGAGTTGAAGGGGAGTTTTGTTTCCCAGGAGGAGGCCGCCAGGTTCGGAGCCAGACAGCAGGATGTGATGCGCCGACTCCAGGGGAGGGCTTCCGAGCTGGTTCTTAAGGGACAGATTCAGGAGTCCAGACAGGCTTTTGAGGAAGGGTTGAAGGGGGATTTGCTGCGGAGGGATTACCAGGGAGCCACCCGTAGGCGCATTCAGGCTTACGAGGCCGGCATTATTTCTGAGAATGGAATGAACAACGGTATTCTGGAAGATACACGGAACGGCCTTTTGGACGAATACGAGCAGGATATGCTGATTAACCCCAGTGTTGCTTTTATGAAGCTTGGGGACGGCTATTTTGATGCTCTGGGCGCAGGAGATGTTTTAAAGCTGAAGGAGAAGACCAGAAGGTTTTTACGTTCCGCGAACCGCTCCGAGAGTGAAGATGGAGCGCCCGGTTACAGAAAGGGTTCTCTTTGGCCGAAAGCTTCCCTCCGTTACGGAGCCACGGAGCAGGAGTACGACTGGGTGGAGCATTATAACCGGACCGGCAGTTACGGGAAATACGCCCCTTCCATTAAGTTTGCCTTCCGGGAGGATTTACGGAATCTGCCCCCCGCCAATTCCGGCGAAGAAAGAACAAGGTACGTCAATGACATGTTGAAGAAGTGGGGGCAGTATGGACAGGTTCTTGGAGATGAAAGGAAGTTGCGCCTGTTTGTGGAAGACCGGATTGACGCCATGGGGAGCCCCAATACGAACCGGAATAATATAGAGGCCGTTTTGAAGGCCATGCCGGATCATGTATATATCCCTTATTTTTCTTACCAGGTAGCTAATGCTTACAAGAGTGGTGACCAGGAGCAGATTAAGAAGGAAGAGAATACGCGGGATGAGGTGGAGGCAGATATTTTGTATAAGACGGAACTTTCCATGACAGAGTGGAGACAGGCTCATCCTAATGCCACACTTGCCCAAGATCTTGCGCAGATCCATAAATTCACCGCTTTTCATGCCGGGAACAGGTTTGCCTATCGGCCTATTACCGAAGAAGACAAAAAAAGATCTGACGAGAGCCGCATGAAGAAGGCGCTGGAGTCCATGCCTTTGTATTCTTTTGAGCAACAGGAAGAGTTGAACGTGTCTCCAGAAGAGAGGGAGGCCCAGCAGAAGAAGGCGGCACAATATATTAAGGGCCAAAGACCTTATTTGCCTTCCCCTCTTGAGAACCACCCTGTTTCTTTTGTCCGGCATGGTACGTCCGGAGCGTATGTTTCCAAGCAGGCTTATGAGGCTATCAAGGCTAAGTTTGGGAATAGGCCTTTTGCCCGCATTTCTCTGGGACGCAACGGAGCTTTTCTAAAGGTTCCCGTGGTCGGGGTTTATGAGGGGACCCCGCGGGGCGTTGAGGTTTCAGGACCGCTTTATGAACGCATGGCGTTAAGGTTTCCCGGTGAACAGGCCAGCGGGAATGTCAGCATTTACGACGGGAAGGATGAACCGGAAGCGCCGGAAGATGGATACGGACCAGGCCTGCTGCCTCCTTTGCCGGGTGGGGACGATACTTACACGCAGGTGAACGATATTGGCGATTCCGCTCTTTTACCTCTTAATCAATAGTTTTAGCACAATAATATATGTTTGCACAGGATGTTTTTGAAAGGTTGGGGCTGTCCCAAGATACGGATTTATTGAACGATCTCCAGAAAGAGGCGTTGTTAGAGCCAACGGAAGCGGCGCAGAGTCCCTATATGGATGACCCGGCATATGCCGGTTTTGAGACTTTGCGCGGTTTGTTTGGTTCCAACCATGGAGATAATCCCTCCATGTATTGGCTGGCACAGGGAAAAGAGATGCCTGAATTTGCCACCGTGGCGGACGCACAGGCTGCCGTCTGGAAGGATTTCCAGAAAAAGGCCCGTGCTTATCAGGCAGAGCAGGAGCGACAGCAACAGGCACGGGAGGCATTGGCTGCTACGATTGATCCCTTCATTGACCGGTACGTGCGCGGGGACGCTGTGGTTCCCTCCCCTGAACAAGTAATGATGATGCAGGAGGCAGGCATTTCCTGGGAGAGTGTCAGACGAGCCCGAAGAGGGATGGAACTTGTCCGGGAATATGACGCGCAGGGCACCCTGTACGACGACAGGATCATCAATAATCTGGCGGAACAGGTGGGAGATGATGAGTTGGCACGGCGCATTGTGCTGAATATGTTTTATAATGACGCCAGGAAGTACGCCAAGGATAAGCACGGTGACGAGTGGACCGGGATTGACTGGATAGATAAGGCAGCCCAGGGGGTAACGGGGATGGTACGCACCGGGGGCGTGAAGGGATGGCGGACAGGTCAGAAGGCCTGGCGGAATTTACAGGTAATGGGAGAGGTGGATGCCGTTACGAATGCAGCTAAGCGTCTGCCGGAGTTGATTGCTTCCGGAATGGATGTGGATGAAGCACGCGCTCAGATTGAGAAGGATGCCACTTTTCTTGAGATACGACGCCGCTGGGCTGCCGATCTGGTTCAAACCATGGAAGCCGGGGAGAAGGAATATTTGGAAGGTGAGGACCGCCATTTGGTTGGCCGCATTGGTTCGCAGCTTGGTTCCATTATCGGAGATACGGCTCCCTGGTTCATTCCTGCCATTGGTCCTGCTATCGGAGCTTCCTCCGCCATGCAATCCCGCAGAGATGAGGGGGTGAGCATTGGGTTAACTATGGAGGAAACGGAGAAGAGGGCCATGATGTTCGGCCAGGCAGATGCTCTGGAAGAGATGATTGCTTTTTCCCCCATCGGGCGGTTGACGCCCGGATATAAGTGGTTGAAGAAGGCGCTTGGCGGTGGGAAGGCCGCCGGGAAGCTGGCCCCGTGGCGGGCTCGATGGATGGCGAGTCCGAAGGCCCAGTACGCTATTCAAGGGCTTTCCGGCGCTGCGGAAGAGGCCATTCTTGAGCCTACAGCCGGGTATTTGATGCGTACTGTACAGAGCATGAATCTGACGGACGAACGCGGAAAACAGACTTTCCGTCAGTATTTGGACGATATGGGGCAGATGATGCACGGAGAACAGGGGCTTGCCCTGCTGGCATTTACGTTTGGGATGTCCGGCTTTAATTATCCTCAAATCAAAAAGGCGGCCCAGGAGTTCGGTCTTTCTCTGCAACATTACAAGGAGCTGGGAGGCACGGCCCAGGGGTATCTGGAGGCCAGGGAGGAAAAGACCGCCGAAGGTTTTTTGAATAAGGCTCTTTCCAATTTGCATGATTCCTGGATGGAGGATCCGCAGGCTTCCCTGGAGCGGGCGAGCGCGGCTGCCGGAGAACGCCTTTCCGGGGAACGCATTGAGTCTTTGCGGGAGCTGGACGCGTGGCGGGCTGCCGAGGATGCCGGCATGGTGCCGCGGGTGGAGCCGGCGGAACAGGAGGGGATGTTCCGGGTGTATGCTCCAGCGCGCAGCACGAAAGTGCCGCGGGAGGATGCTTCCGTCTCCAGAGAGGGGCAGGAAGAGAACGCCCCTTCTTACACGCTGATGGACGGCGAGCAGATGACGGCTTATTTACAGGCGTTTGTGAGCGATCAGGTGGAGAGTGACATCCTCTACACGCAGCATTTGCTGGCCGGGGACGTGACGGTGAGCCAGGCCCTGGCCCAGGGGCGTTTTGACGCGGCGGAGGTGATTACGCGCACAGTGACGGATGAGAAGACCGGAGCCGAACGGGTGGTGATTGCCCCGGAGACGCTGGGGCAGATGAAGGCCCGCGCGGATATGGCGATGGCCGCTATCCGCGCCCTGGAGGCGGAGGGTGTGAGTTATGAAGATGCCGCCGCCCGCATGGATGCTTCGTTGAGCGAGCATCTTCCGCTGGGAACTCTTGTGAAGACATGGGAGGAAGCCCAGGAACGCATCAGGACGGAACAGGCCCGGAACCCAGAGTTCAAGGTTCCGGCCATGGATGCCCCGTTTTCCAACGCTTATGTGACGAAGGTCCGCCGGGGAGATACGTTCCGCCGGGTGTTGAGGTATGCCCGCGGGAATGCGACGGTGGAGGATTTGATGGAGGAAACGATGGAACAGGCTGTCATCTCCTGGCAGGCGGAGCAGGGTTTGACCTGGGGCGAGTTCGGCGCGATGCTCCAGGAGGCGCAGAAGTCCATCAATGATTTGTTCCCGGAGGCGCGGGGGGAGGAGATGCAGTTTATTCACCTGGACGCCGGGAAGCCGGTGACGGGTCATGACGCGATTGAGGCTTTTTCCAAGATCGGGCGTTCCCGCTGGCTGGCGGACGCGATGAATCATCCTTCCCTGCCCTCCTGGCTGCGGAAGCTGCTGAATCATCTGGTGAAGTTCCTGGGGGCTTTCAAGGCGCGCGTGGAGCTGGGCGAGATGGTGCGCCAGGCGGAGGAACAGGGCGTGTTTACCCTGCCGGTTAGGCAGGCTCTGGCGGTGATGCTGGATGCGGGGAATGCCCTGTACCGGGACCAGCAGGGGGATTTGATTGCCCTGACTATGGAACGGGCCAAGGCGCAGGCGGACCTGGATGCCGCCCTGGGCCGCGGTGTCGCCACGGAACAGGAGACGCTGGAAGAGCAGCTTGCCGAACGCAATGCCGCTGATGAACCGGGGCCCGTGGACCGGGCGGAAGAAGAGGCCGACGACGCGAACGCCCAGCAGGCGCGGCGCGAACGCACGGAGGCGGAGGTAGAGATGCTGGGGGAACGGGATGATGACGGCGTGTTTAACGGAGGGGTGAGCATTCGTATTGAGGACGGGGTGCGCCAGGGTTTTATTGACAAGGACCGGCTGACGCTTTGCCCGGATGTTCCCCAGTTCAAGCAAGGGGCCGATGAAAAGACGGGGGTGGTGAACCGGATTGTGGGGGCCTGGCAGCGCAACGCCGCGCCGATTTCCGTGTGGCGCCGGACTGATGGTTCCCTGCAGGTGATTTCCGGCAGGCACCGCCTGGACGCCTGCACGGATGCGGATATTAATTGCACGGTGTATGATGAGGCAGACGGGTTTGATTTGGATTGGGCGCAGACGCATGACGTGGAGAACAATATCCGGGACGGCCAGGCGAGCGCGTTTGAGATTGCCCGCTACGTTCGGGATTCCTCCCTGTCCATGGCGGAGGCCGTGGAGCGCGGGATTGCCAGGAAGGGAGCCTCCCTGAAAGGGGTGGAGCTGGGGCTTTATGCCAGCCAGGAGCTTTTGGATGCGCTGGGCAACGGGCTGGTTTCCCCGGATGACGCCTACCGCGTGGCCCTGGCGTTCCGCAATGATGCCGAGGTGCAGCGTTCCGGGCTGGCCGTGCTGCTGGACGGCGGGAGCTGGCAGGAGGCTTATAATACCATGGCGGCCAAGGCGAACCTGGAAGCGATTGCCCGCCAGAATGCGGCCAACGGCATGGATATGGGCATGGACCTGTTTGGGAATACGGATAATGAAGAGCTTTACAAGCGCATCGGGAAGTACGCGGCGGAGAAGTACCGCGAGCTCGGCAAGGAGCTGACGGCGATTAACGGCGCTTCCCGGAATCCGAAGGTGGCCCGGAAGTATGGCGTGAATGTGAATGACGCGGCGGCGGTGCAGCAGGTGGTGAAGCGGTTGCAGGAGGAACGTTCCCGCTGGAAGAATTTTGCCGTGCATCCCGATTTGCTCAAGGAGGCCAATGACGCCGTGATGGTGGAGCTGGGGTTGAAGACGCAGGCACAGGTGGATCAGGAGAATGGCGTGCTTCCTTTAGAGGCTCCAGAACAGGAGGCGGATTCCGACGATGCGGGGATGTTGCTGCTTTCCCAGGATGTGAACCGGATGCTGGAGGATTTTATAAAACGGGAGGAGGTTCATTTTTCCCTGGCCGGGGAGAATGAAGCATTGCTGGCTCCCAATGGAGAGCCATCCCATCTGACGCCGCAACAATACCGACAAGTAAGGACGCCAGAGTTTAAGCGGTGGTTTGGGGATTGGGAGAAGGTAGCCCGGTTCAAGGCAGCCGTGGAGAAGATTATGTCTATGGAGCCGGTGGCGGCCATTTCCGGCCAAGAGTTCCAGAAGGACGGCATCCCCCTGACCGAAAAGGTGACGAAGTTCTGGAAGGAGCGTTTTAACGGAGTAGCCATTTCTCCCGAACTTGGAGAGGTAAGGCTTGATCTTGAAGGCGTGAAGTCTTCCATTGGACACGGCATCGGTTCATTGAAGTCCGCGGCTTTTGCCTGCGTAGAAGACGTGATCCGGAACGGCGTTGTGTTTGACCGTCAGAAGAATTGGAAAGAACGCGGTTACGATACAGCGGTGATTGCCGCTCCCGTCACGATTAAGGGCGTGGAGTATGTTTGCGAGGTTGTTGTTGAGCAACGTACCAACAGACAGGGATTTTACCTGCATGAGGTGGAGATAAAGAAGAAGCTCGAAGACGTGTTCAAGACCTCCACTGAAGGAGGCACGCCCCAAGCTTCCAGAAGTATATTAGCCCTGCGAGCCGAAGATGTCAAGAGGGAGGAAGAGGGCATGTCCAAGGTGGTGGACGAGAACGGAGAGCCACTGGTGGTGTATCATGGTTCCCCGCATGTTTTTACCGTGTTTGACGTGGAGCGTTCCGGAGAGAATTTTAACCGGAGCCGGGAGGATGGAGGGTTGTTGTTTTTTTCTTCCCTGCCGGAGACGGCGGAAGATGTGCTTCATGATTTAGAGGGCCGTTTTCCGGGGACCGGGTTGGAGAGTGCGCGGCTGTACGCGTGTTTTATGAGGTTGAGGCGTCCGTTTACGCTGGATCTTGGCGATGCTTCACAGCGCCCGTTTTCCGGTGAGGGTGTGCCGGAGAGCGTGAAGGGTTCCCCGATGGCGTGGTATTTGTTTCCTCACGAGTTGAGGAGAGGGTTTGATGAGGGGAATGCTCATGGCGCAGGTTATGACGGTATTGTTTTGAAGGGCAGGAATGCTTATGACGGGAGTCCGGAGGTGTGGGGGATGGCTACGGATTCCCGGCAGGTGAAGAGCGCTGCCGATAACCGCGGGACGTTTGATTCAGAGAATCCGGATATTACGTTTTCTATTATTGGGGAGAAGGCAGAGTCCTTCCAGGAGTACCACAATAACGGCCTGTCCTACACGGATCCGGCGGACGGGAAGCGGAAGGCGATTATTGATTCCCGCGGGGTGCGGTTGAGGAAGGAGCACGTCAGCGTGAGCGAGGGGGGGCATGTGAATGTTTCCCTGGCCGCGGCCCTGGATTTCCCGGAGTTGTTCCGGGCTTACCCGGAGCTGCAGAAGCTGAGGGTGGATTTTTACCGGGACAGCAGGAGCGGCACGGGAGGGTTTACCGATCCGCAGGAGCATTATATTGCCGTGAATGTGGCACGGGGCGGGAAGAACGCGGATGCCGGCATGGTGCTGGATACGATTCTGCACGAGGTACAGCATGTGATTCAGGGGTATGAGGGGTTTGCCCAGGGGGTCGGTCGCATGAGCCGGGAGCAGGCGCTTGCTTATCTGGGCGAGAGCATGATCCAGCTGGCGGGCCGGGACGACGCCTGGGCGAAGGAGGCCCTGCCGCGCCTGGAACGGATGAGGCAGGAACTGGAGGCCGGGACGTTGCAGCCAGCGTTTGTGTATGTTTTTTCCCACGGGGAGCAGGAGGCGCGGCTTGCCGGGAGGTTTGAGAAGAATAGCGAGGGCGTGGTGATGAGCGGCCTGAACGGGTTCCGCCTGCTGGACGCTCCGCAGTTTTCGATTCCGCTGACGGGGAATATTACGGAGCTTGGCGGCATTACGTTCGGGGCCGGGAGGTTTGGCCGGATGGCCGACAGGGTTTTGGCTCCGAACGGGGATTGGCTTTACGATGAGATGGTGTTCAGGATGAGGGCCGCCGCGCAGCGGTCCGTGAATAAGCTGAACCTGTATGAGACCGGAGACCGGGAGCGCGGCCTTGAGCTGCTGGCGGAGGCGCAGGAACTGATTGCCACGGTGGAGCGGTTTCTTCCCCATACGTACGGGTTCGGGTTGGAACCTTACAAAATCTGGCTGAATGTGTTTTCCCTGCTTTACGGGAATAGCGGGAAGATGGCGCCGGATGAGGCGCTTTCCAGCGCGTTGAGCGCGATTCCCATGGAGAAGTGGCCGGAGATTATGGCGGGAAGTGTGATGAAGCATTTCTGGGGGTATGTAAAACAGCATGAGACGCTGGGTCCCGTGTGGGAGGGTAAGATGAAGGAGTTTGAGGAAGAGGCGAAATTTACCGAAGCCGGGGAGAAGGCCGCGGAATTGGATAAGCGCCGGTGGGAGTTTTTTATAGCGAATGGCGCGGAGTTCCTGGAGAAGTACGGGCAGGTGAAGGTGTACCGCCTGATTAGCAAGTTCATGGCCCGCGTGGTGGAACAGATTGACCGTTACCGGAAGGACCGGACGCTGGGGCGCATCCGCCGCGTGGCTGCGTCCGTGGCTCCGCGGACGAATCCGAAGGGAAAGCCGCTGCGCGGGAAGATGGACGCGGAGAGTTACCGGAGGCTGGAGAGGTGCTTGCGCCTGCTGGAGATGACCGAGAGCCAGTACGATGAGTTTTTCCAGAAGAATTTTCCGGAGGATGCCGAAGAGGGGAAGAGGTGGGAGGATCTGGCCCCGGATGCGCTGGTGCTGGTGACGCTGCCCGACGCGGAAGGGAGGCTGGAAGAGGTGGCCGTAACGCAGCGGGAGTTTGAGGTTTACGCCTGTTATGAACGGATGGACGTGAATACCGCGGAGAAGTGCGGCGCGGCCCTTGGAGAATTGATTGCCACGACCCGCCATGCCTGGGAGAACGCAGCGGAGAAGAAGAAGATGGAGGTTGCCGCCATGGCCGCCCCACTGCTGCAGGCCACCGGGAATTTGGATGATAACAGGATGGCAACGTTCCGCCGGAAAGCGAGGCTGCGGGCTTTGCCGAAGAAGCCCCTTTCCCTGTTTGATTATCTGATGAATTTTAATCAGTATATGCAGGCGCTTTCTTCCGTGGGGCCGTTTGCCGGGATTGCCCGCCAGTTTGAGGAACGGGCGGCGCGGTTTAATGTGCAGCGGCAGGCGAGCGAGAAGGAGATGCTGCGTTTTGTGCACAATACCGTAGCGGAGATTGCGGGATCCGCGGACCGGTACGATATTGCCGAGTGGATTTATGAGGGGCGCATGAAGCAGGATACGGGGATTTCCGTTGTGGAGCGGGAACCGGATTGGAACAGGAAGGCAAACGCCCTGTACCGGGAACGCCTTCTTCATTTGCTGCGCCGGAAGGTGAAGTCCCACGGTCTGGAAGCGGTGCAGCTTTATTTGAGGGAGTTTAAGTTTTCCGAGGGTTTGAAGAAGGAGGTGAACGCCCTGTTCGGGCACCGCCGCAAGGAGATTTCCGCCAAGCAGGCGAAGAAGGCATTGGAGCACATGGAGCGCGTGTTTACGCAGAAGGAGTGGGAGCGGTACGGGGACCAGAAGGTTTTTGTGAGGGAGCGGGCGGAGATGCTGCGTTCCAGGACGAAGTATGCCAAGGAGGGGTATCAGCCGAAGAGTTTCCGGCTGGATGGCCTGTCCCGGATGGAGGCGGCGTATCTGGTGCTGTTGTCCGAGCAGGCGGATTATACCGAGGCCCTGGCGGAACGCGGGTTTGACGCGGAGGTGATGGACCGGCTGCGCGGGTTTGCCGGGGATGAGGTGATGCAGTTTGCGTATGCTTTACGGGAGAAGCTGAATGAGCGGAGCGGACAGGTGCAGGAGATGACCGAGAGGCGCTACGGCACGCCGTTTCCGCTGACGGAGAATTATTTCCGGGCGTTTTTCGATGTGACGATGGAGGCGATTGATAAGTCGATTGCCGATGCGGCGTCTTACGGGGAAGCGGCCACGGGCGGGAAGTTCGGGTTGATTCACGCCCGCCGGAAGCATCAGGCTCACCTGGATTTGGAGATGGATGTTTGCACGGCGTTTATGGCGGCCATGACCGAGCAGGATCTTTACCTGTACGGCTCCGAGATCAGCCGTGATTTGCGGGCTTTGCTGAATTTCAAGGGCGAGGACGGCGAGGCGGGCCGGAGCCTGGAGGTGCTGCTGGGGCGGGATGCCGTGGGCAAGCTGATGGCCTGGGCGGATGCGTTTGACCGCGCCGGGGCGGAGAGTATTCGCGGGCACCTGGATATGAACCGCCTGATGAACCGGCTTTCCGGCGCGGCGGCGCGGGTGCTGCTGGCCGGGCGCGTGGGGACGCTGACCAAGCAGGTGACGACGGTGATTAACGCGATGTATGCTTCCGACGAGATTGGCCTTGCCGAGTGGCTGGGGGCCGTCCGCCGGTATCACGCCGGGAAGCTGGTGAAGCCTGTACGCGAGATAGAGGCCCTGCCGGAGCTGGACAGCCGCGACAAGACGCGGTTCAGCGCCACTCTGGCTGCCATGGGGGCCGATGAGGCCGGGCGCCGGGTGTCCCGCCTGGAACGCTGGAACCGGGAGGGGATGGATTTGCTGGAACGGGTGGATATGAAGGGGAATGCGATTTCCGCGGCTATTTTGTACGATGCGGTTTACCGGAAGATGAAGCGTGAGACGCCGGACGCTGCGGAGGCCGAGATTGACGCGGCCGCCATGGCGGAGGTGCGGCGCTCCCTGTCCCTCAAGGGTCAGCCGATGACGCAGCTGCAGAAGTCCCTGGCCGCGCAGCACCGGACCTGGATGCAGGCGGGGATGTTGTTCCTGGGCGGCGAGTCGATCAATACGATGGGCAATGTGTTTTCCCTGGCCCGCAGCGGGCAATGGGGGAAGGCCGGGTTGATGTGGGTTTCTCACGGGGTGGTGCTGGCCCTTCTGAATGGGCTGCTTAATTTCATGACTGATGACGAGAAGCGCCGCCGGAAGCGGGAGTGGTGGCACGCCCTGTTTGATGTGGCGATGGGGCCCGTGATGGGGATCCCTGTCGTGAGCGGGCTGACTGGCGAGGGGGTGAGGCAGCTTGCGAAGCTGTGCGGGTATCATGCTTTTATGCCGGGGAATAATTTGCTGGTGCCTTTTTCCAATGCGGCGGATATCGGGAAGGCGTTTTCCAACGCCTGGAAGGTGTTTGACGGCAAGGAACGGCCCTGGGAGGATGACGCCCTTTCTTTCCACGAGCTTTTACGTACTGCGGCGGCGGGGACGGTGGCGTTTTCTCCGCGGACGACCAAGGGGGGCGCCGCTGCGGTAGGGGCCGCCCTGACGATGGCAGCGTTGCTGAATGTGACGGAGTTTGCCCTTAAAACAGTCCGCAGCGTTCAGGAGAACGGTGCGGATTGGGATAAGTGGGTTGGGAACCGGAAGTAGTTAAAGTATCTTATCCAGTATATACAAGTGCGACTACTTAAGGATAGTGTCTGCTTTAACAACTTTTTCTTTTGCTTGCTTCTCCAAATTTGGAACTGCTCTAAACATAGAAGCAAGCTCTTTTGCATCTTCAATTGACATTCTAATTGAAAATTTGCCTGTCCCTGGATCATTAAAAAACAACTGAACATGGGAACTTGTTTTTCCAAGCACATCTATCATAGATTTAGATTCATTCAACATGGATATAAAATAAATATCAAACGAATACTTTCTTGGATTTTTTTCTAATGGAGCATAGTAAGAGGCAACAAATTTATTTGTTGCTAATTCACTATCTTCCACTATATCGGCCCATTTTGCGCATTTTTCTAAACTTTTTGCTATATTGATTGCATCTTTGTTTGAAAAATATTGTGTAACAAATCTAGGGTAAATATTTTTTTTAATTTTATCTTTTGGAAGTATAAAAATCACCAATCTATGCCATTCATCACTTGAGACATGCAAGTGTATTTTAAAATCACATTCGTTCAAAAAATGTATATTTAATATTTTGTCACTTTTTACAGAACATTCAGTTCGAGCAAATGAGACTCCCGAAATAAATACCCACACCGCAAATATCACATATAGAATCTTCATAGAATGGAATATTTACTAGCTCCTCCACAAATCTTGCAATTCACACCGCTGGGCGTATCGCTGGCTCGCCCTTTGCAAGCCCGGTAGTACCGGCAGTTTTTGTTATGGGTCTTGCCCGTTGAGCTGATCCAGTACGTTTTTTCTTCCGCTGCCGGTTTGGCCGCTGGTTTCCGGTGGTAGTGGTATTCCCCCGTTTTGCGGTTGTAGTGACCGCCGTTGGCGTCCAAACCGCCAGGGTGCGCGCCTGCAAGGGAAGTGAGAGAAATGAGTATTAAGGGAAGGAATGAAGTTATTTTCATGGCATTTTGAGATAGATATGGGTTGCATCCAGTTTCCAGGCCCCATCACTTGCCAGACCGACGGCAGGCAATAGAAGGAGACATCCGCCCACTGCGTCAAGGATGCCTGTGGTGGATATGCTGTAGTTAATAGCGGCGCAAGCGGTCCGGTTTCCTTTGGTAGCCGTAATGGCGTGACTTTCTCCTTTGGAGAGATGCGCCGTAGCCTGGCCCTGTCCCAGATAAACGCCGTCCGCACGAATTTCCGCGTCTTTTTCCGAGGCAGTGATGGTAACGGGTTGCTTTCCTTGAACAAGAAGGGAGCAGGAGGATAGAAGAGGAAGGGTAACGGCCAGAAGAGTGACCGTTACCCAAGAGAGCAGTCTCTGTTGAGAGAACATGAGAGGGTTTAATTTTTTCTCATGATGGGATCACCTTCCGCAACGAAGGATTCCTGCCCGTAAATGAAGGGTATGTAAAACCATTTCCGTTCAAGCGTAGCATTGGAGAGACCAACACAGTTTGGACCATTTTTTTCAATGGCGTTATCAATGGCTTCTTTCATGTCAGGAATGCCTGTTGGGAAGAAGACGATGATATGTTTTTTGTCTTCCCCTTTAGAACGGACGTTGTAAGTGGTGGTATACCCGGCGGTGTGCTTCAGGTCCATGTTTTTGGTGGAGGCAACGGTGAGGTCCGCCACACGGGTGGTGCACGAGACGGCCAGGAGAGCGGAGCCAGCTAACAGCAAGTGTTTTATCTTCATATTTATGTAGTTTGAGTTGCTTCAGTTCTGCATTCAATATGTTTTCATAAGATATATATGTTATGCTTGTTACGTCTGCATTTTCTATTCTCCTAACAAATAATTTATGTTTTTCAGCTAGTAATAATAAAGAGTCCTCTCCTGCTCCGAAGGCCAAGATGCGAAGCTTTCTACGATTTTTCCGTCTTATTCCTCCAAATCCACTACTGCGCTCAACTTCAGGTGCAACGCAATCCTCGCTCGGAGAAGAAGCCAAATTAGTAAGAAGAATCTATTGACTTGAAAAGAAACGACATCTATACAGAAAACATGGAGATCAAAGAAGCTGTTTCAATTTGTTTTAAGACTCTTGGTAAGAAAGAGGTGCATGTGAATGAAATTGCAGAAAGCATTATTCAAAATATTTCCGAGTTTAAGGATTACAACCTAGACGAAATAAAGAAGAAAGTGAATGCTTTTTTGGCAGCTAATGTCAGAAGCAAGTCTCCCATTTATGCTAAGGTGCAAAATCCAAAAACCAGAAAAGCCCGTAAAGGTTTATACAAACTCAAACCTTCCCCAAAAAATAAACCGATTATCAAGGTGGCTGTCCAGCCGGAGCTTCCCATAGGAGTTCCAAGGACAGCTATTTCTTCTTCCGGGAATAAGCGAGTAGATTTTAACTGCTCTGCCTGTGATAAGATATTTTATGGGAAAGGAGGAGAATTTTCCGTTGTAAGCGAGCTATTGTTTAGGGGATATAATGCAAGTATTATGTCTGTTGATGAGGGCATTGATATTACAGCTTCCAAAGGAGATAAATTTTTCTTTATTCAAGTTAAAACATCTTTTTTCAAGGATGACAAAATATCAGTTTTTATCAAACCTAACAATTTTATTAATAGCTCTACTGCAAATATCTTCTATGTCATTGTTTTCCGTTATCCATGCGATGGACATATGAACAACCGCTTCCTTATTCTTCAAAATGGAGATATAGATCGAATGCTGCATGGAGGTTATATAAGCAAATCAGAATCCGGTATGACAATCAAGGTTAAACAAGATAATAGAGGATTGTTTATTTACAATAGAGATAAAGAGGAAAACGCTATTTATTATCTAGATAACTTTGAACTTATTAGGTAGAAACTTATTTAATAAAAAAGCCCCTGACCGGGAGGCCAAGGGGCGAAGCATTCTAACGTAAAGAGGCTAAATAATAGCCTATCTTCTCAGAATAAGCAACTCCTAAATCATTGTTTCAGTATTATTATGTAAAAATATATACTGGAATTGTTATTGAAGAGCTGTACTCAACAAAAAGGAGCTGCCCTGATACAGGCAGCTCCTGAATAGAGTCAGGCTGTTAATCTTCCCAGGTTCCACCTGCAGCTTCAATAGCATCCCGTACTTCCCTGATTAGGTAAGGAGGTGCATTGTCTGGATCGTGGCCAGCAATGGTGACTCCCGCAATAAGATGATGGTCAGTTGCATCACGGTATTCGTAGATACGATGATCACCTCTGGTCCTTACGAGGACAAATCCAGCATCTTCTAACTGTGCTATTAGATTTCGTATTCGCATAAGCGATGTTGAAGATACGAGAAGAGGGGAGAGTTTCAATGAACGCTGTCTGAATGGAACAATCAGCCTTTTTAATAGCTGAGAATTACATGAAGCAGGTGATTCGGCTGGGCCGAGTGTTCGGCTCTGTAGGCGGGATCGCCAGTGGAGCGGTAAATAAAACACTGAGAGAATGAGCTGTTATTCGGGCAAAGGAAGTGCCGACTGTTGTAATAACCCAAATACCTCGGGTTGATAGCCATCAGTCAATGGAACTGCCTTTATATTAGTCAATCCTAAATCGTTCAATCTATTAACAGTAGTACAAAAGGTATTTATATCTTCTGTTAAAATATGGGTGACTTTTTCAACAGAAGCTTGTGCGATAATTTGGGTATCGTTTATGATGACTGTACGTTTGTTATCATTACTCCGAAAATCGGACGACATCGTACTTCTTTTCAACTTTGAGGCTTCTAGTGCATGAGAAATATTATATTCAGGAAATTCAAAACATCCCATTTCAAATAAGAGTTGCGGACTACTTTTTACAGTGTACTCAGATACAACAATAGGGCTTATCAGTATGCGACACTCCGCCTTCACCAGTGCCTTTAAGTACTGCAATGCTACACCATGGTGAGGACGGGTTTCATCTGCCAAGGTAATTAAGTACCCAGTATCAAGCATGACGATCATGCCTCACCTCCTTTGCGATGTTCTTCTATCCAGGCAGTAATATCTTGAACATCTGCCCAGTCTTTGGTACCTTGTTCAATAAACTGATTTAATTTATCTATATCTAGAGTTGGCTTTTCCAGAAATGCTAGAAGTTTATGCTCCTTCATATCGCCTGTGCGTGGATTGAAAAGATAAGAAGCTTTAATACGCTTATTTTTATAAAGCATATTTTCTTCAATTGAACTTAATTGTTCTTTTGTTGCATCTATATTTAATGTTTTTCCGTTGAACAACAAATGAATATTAGGTTTATCTTTCCCGCCAACATCTGTTATTTCACCTTCAAATACAGATAAAGAAGGAATCCACACATCTTTTATGGGAGGTAAAGGATTTTCTCTTGATATCACAAGGAGCGAACCTGAGTCCGGAGTGGAAAAATCGTATTCCCAATTGTTTTTCCTTGCTTGCTTCATCAGGCTTTCTACTGCTGCAATTCTCTTAGAGTTTACATTATAGTAATTCCCTCGCTGAATATTTTGAATGTCGGAGACAAGAGCAGAAATGATAGTAACCCCGCCTACAATCATAGTTTTCAAAGAGCCTTCTTCAAAAGAAATAAGAGCAGAACCGTCCTGCACCAACTTACGAACATCCTCAAGTTGGTTGAAGAGATCATCAATGCGAGTGTTTTCGGGCGTAATATACCTTCCGTCAGGGGTTTTCCCTTTCAGCGTCAATATAAACGAACTTGTTTCTCCGTCAGGCATACTATTTATGAGGATGATATGTCCGTGAATGTTCATTGTAAAGATGAATGTATTCTAATCACTATCCGCGTATCTGCCATTTTCCCTTGTTCTTCTTGAAAAGTGTTCTCATGTCGTCCCTTCTGCTCTATGTTCCTATCATAGCCGCCTGCCTTTTCCCCCTCCCTATTGTCTCTGCCCTTTTGCGCCGTGTTTGTCTGGCTGGCCGTCAGGAGAATGCGAGCTGACAAGCCTCCCCGTGTATGTTTGTGGCTACCCGGTCTTTCGATGACTCAAGAATAACGAACGGCAATAAAAAACCGCCCGCGTTTCCCAACGAGGACGGCTAACGGAAAATAAAAAAGAGGGTTTACCTATAGCATACCTCTTTATTACGTCAAGCCTTCTTCCAGCGTTCCAGCGTTTCCACATAGATGCCGGAGATTTTTCCTCCGTCCATGGGTTCGATGTCTCCGAAGTTGGGGTTGATGGGATGGAGGGTGTATTCCATTTTGCCGGTTTCCGGGTTTTTCCTGCGAACCAGTTTTTTGAGCGTCACGCCGCGTTCATCATGGTATTGAACAATGGTTCCGGGTTTGGGGATGGGGGGGATAGTGTATTTTTTCATGATGACCACGGAGCCGTCCGGAATGGAAGGTTCCATAGAGTGACCGTTCACGCGCAGCAGGTATTCCCCTTTTTCCAGTTCACGGTATAGTCGGATGTCCTGCGGAATGGTGTCTCCATCCGCCAGGTTGCCGGCGGCAATGTTGCCGATGATTCGTCCCTGAGCCTCCAAAGGAGGGGCTGTGAATGTTTCTACCGGGGTAAACTGCTGGCTGGGAGCTTCTGCTTTCCTTTTCTGATGTGCCTTGGCTGTGACTTGAAGGATATGGGAAACCATATCCTCTATAGTTTTTTTTGCTTCATCCGCCATGGCGCGAAGTTGCTTTTCAAAGTCTGGCGGAAGCTCAAACTCAATTTCTTCCTCTCCTGACATCAGCTTTTCAATGAGGGCGAGCTTGGCGGGAGGAATGGGGCGGTTTGTTGTAATCCAATTATCAACAGTTCTCTTGCTAACCAGAGTTTTTTCAGCAAGCCACTCACGGTTTTTGCCGATGGTTTTTAACCAGTCTTTGATGTCTTTTGCATTGAGCATGTACGCATTTTGCACAAAGCGTGCAGATTAGCAATAAAAAAATAATGCACGAAATCTCAAAAAGCGTGTTTTCGAGTTGACAAAATCGCACATTTCGTGCTTTATTGAGTTATCAACAGCACGCAAGACGCGAATATGATCATCAACCTGAAAAAAGAAACGCAAGAAGTGCGGGAGTGGTTCCGGGAGGCGCAGGCCGCTACAGGCTTGAGCGGCCGGGCTCTCGTTATCGGAGCCATCATGGATTTCCGCCAGAAGGCAAAAGACCGTAGTCCACAACCTCGGAAAAAGAACTCCGAACCCAAGAAGCCGGCAGCATGAGAGGAAACCTTTTGCTACATGCTCCTGACCTCGTGATCTCCATAAATATGCTTGATGGCAGGAGGGGTGAGAAGGAAGGTTTGCTTCCATCCGTCACACAGGAAAATGACTCCGTCAGGAGTGATGATGCCTTTGTTAGTCAACGCCAAGGAGATTGGGTTGTAAGGATCAAGATACTGATGGATCGTGTGATCCGAGGTGTATTTGGAGATGATTTTCTTCTCATCTTCAGTGAGAGTTTGGAGGGTTTGCTTCACACGTTCTTCTTTCGCTCGTTCCTGGGACGCTTGGCGTTGACGCATCCTTTTCTTTTTCCGGAGCTCGAACATATATACCCCAGCGGTAAAAGCCCGCTTACTGATTATTACAACAAGGCTGCTGAAGCTCACAAGAAAGGCGAACCCTATCATGTGGCCATACTGGTTGCGCCATTCATGAATGTGAAGCCATTGCGCCATTTGCTCGGGCAGCCAGAGGATAAGGGCGCATGCGCACATGATGATGGCTGTTGTTTCCTTTCGAGTTACGAGGTCGATCAACTGCGAAAGAAATTGGAATGGCTGCATGCACAGGAGAGTACCCGATAACCATAACTATTTCAAACCTAACAATGATGATGAATACGAATACTGAATTACCGAAGAATGCAAAGCTGCTTACCGTGGAGGAAGCGAAGGAGCTAGTGAATAATAATTACCGCTATTATGTTAATGGTGATGGTCTGGTAAAAATACAATATTCCATCTCTCCGCAACCTCTACATGGAACGGAGTTTCTTGTAGTTGGAAGTGAAGATGGCAAATGCCTGATTACCCAAAGAAAGGAATTCGAAGATGCGATAAAATTGCGGACAACTTGCGATCAATAGTTTCGGCCTGAGATTTACTTGCTGTTTTTTTCTTTAATTCATCAACATCTTTTTTCAGTTGAATGATTTTTCCATTTATATCTATAAGGGCCTCTTTGACAAATTGCTGAAATTGATATTCTTCCATATTCATAGCGGACTAATAATAATAAAATAAGACTATTTCACAATCATAAATGCTGCCAGGGGAATACGAAATCCATATTCATAGCACTCTATCCCTCAAAGCGAAAGCAGGTAGCACCAATTTCCAACAAATAACTAATGATGAACTGGACTGAATTTATTGTTGTGACGCTGCTTAACCTGGCAGGCTACCTGTCCGCGCTGATGCTTGGTATCAGCCTAGGAGAGAAACACATCATACGCCAGGTAAACAGAATCCTGGATCAGATGAGAAAGGAGCGGGCATGATTATCGAATACGACGACGAAGACCGGTGCATCCGGGTGAATGGCGAATACGTCGCTATCCGGGAAGCGGAGGGCCTCAAGGACGAGCTGGAATTAGCGATTGACCAGTGGGAAGTGGATCACGCCGAGCAGTGCGATAACCCCGACGGCCACTACGACGACTGAATTATGGAAGAAGCCCTGATCGAAGAATTGAAGCTGCTCGGCTGGCACGAGCTTTAACTAATCGCCCGTCCGGGCGGCCATTTTAATTAACCGAACATGAGCACGAATGAAAAAACGTTGAAGAGTCTGGCGGAGGCATTGGAAACCATAGCCAGGGTTCTTAAGGAGGCTGCTTCTTCTCCTGTTCCTTCCTCCCCGGAGGCGGCGGGCGTGGGATTATTGCCTGATTCCGACGAGGCGCAGGCGATTGCCGCCTTCCGCGGCAAGGTAGTTGTCACTTTGGATGACGTAAGGTTCATGACGGGCTGGGGAAGAGAGCGCATTCTTGCCCTTGTCCAGGATGGCAGCATTCAGGCGTTGCCCGGAACAGGAAGCGCCGGATGCCCCTATGAGTTCCCTGCCCTGTCTGTATGGCGCTATATCCACCAGCAGGATTATACGCAGAAGCCTCAAGTGAATGGAGTGGATATGAATATTCTTCCCCCGCGCAGAAGAAGAAAGGGGGCTGCGGCATGAATACCTTTTTCAAGTTCTTGGGGGCCTGCTCCTTTGGTCTTTCCGCTGCGTGCCTGTTCTGGCTGGCAGTGGAGCTGGATAACGCCGAGCTGCAGGCCGGCAAGAGTCCGCATTCCGGGTTTTGCCCGGAGTCTCCCACTCCCATGAAAGCTTTTGACGGCTTGGAAAAACCGTCCCGCCCTCACGGTATGAGGAAACAATGAGTTGGCCGGGGTCAGTTGGCCCTGACTCCCGGCCTGTTATCAATAACATGAATGTGAATACCAATAACATGAATACCACTACAACAGAATCCCTGACTTTACAAGAGCAAGGACAGCAACTGTCCGTACTGGGAGCGTTTGCCAACAGTGAACAGTTCCAGATGGCGAAGCAGGCCGCCGAGATGCTTGCATCTTCCAGCATGGTGCCGACCACCTACCAGAATAACCCCGGTTCTTGCTTCATCGCCCTGAATACAGCCCTGCGGCTGCGGATGGACCCTTTGATGATCATGCAGAATCTTTACGTGGTTCAGAACCGCCCGTCCTGGTCCGGACAGTTTGCCATTGCTCTTGTGAATATCTGCCCGAAGTTTTCGGCGACTTGGTTCGAGTACCGTAATGAAGAGGATTTTCAGAAGGGGGTGAGAATGTGTGCCCAGCTGAAAACGGGGCAGAATGTTTACGGAACCTGGATTACCCCGGAGATGGTGAAGGCCGAAGGATGGGGGAAGAAATGGCAGACGATGCCAGAACAGATGTACAAGTACCGTGCTGCGGCTTTTTTCGCCCGGACGGAGTGCCCGGAAGCGTTGCTGGGCTTGAGCGTGGAGGGGGAAGCGGAGGACATGGCCGGCAAGAGCCAGCCGGATATTAAGCCGCCCCTGTTCAAGTCCAGGGAGATGCCCAAGGATGACGTTGTTGAAGCCGAGAAGGTTGCTGACTCCCCGCGGCAGCTGGGAGACGCGGAGGTTCCCGGCAAAGGCGACGTAGAAGTTCCCCCGCCCCATATCCGGCTGATGGAAGCCCTTTCCTGTACGGAAGATCAACTGAACAAGGCTATTGCGAAGGCCAGCGGCGACAAGGTGAAGGGATGGCACGAACTGAATGACAAGCAGAAGGAAAAGCTGGCGGCCAATCCTGACAAGCTGCAACCCTTTATCGGATAGGAAGGAGACGACAACATGACCGATACTGTTGAAGATGTGCGTAAAGGGCTGCCCTCCGCGTCTGCGTTTGGACGTCTGGCCTTGTGCCCCGGTTCCTTCATGATGGAGAAAGCATGCCCGGAGGAAAGTTCCCCGGCGGCATCCGAAGGGACCTTGCTGCATGCCTATATGGAACAACTGCTGACCGGCGAGCCCTGGGAAGGAACCCCGCTTACGGCGGAACAGGTGGAGCTTTGCGAACGCGCCCTGCGTCTGCTGGCTGGGGTGAAGGAAAAGATCCTGGATTATCCCGATGCTTTTTTTTCTCTTGTATCCACCGAAGAACGCCGTTTCTTGTCCGACTGGATTGAAGGGGGCGAGTATTCCGGACAGTGGGACGCACTGTTCAGAGTTGGGTCGGATCTTCTGGTACTGGATTGGAAGTTTGGACGCGTGGATGTGGATTCCGCCGAGGCCAACCGTCAGCTTGAAGCCCTGGTTCCGCTGGCGGCTCAAAAAGCCAATGAAGAGGGGATTATTTACAATGGCATTTACGCGGCTATCATCCAGCCACGGGTGGCTGGTCCGGCATCTGTTACGTTTTACGATGACGAGGCGATTAGCCAGGCCGAACAGGATTCTCTTGCTGTCGCCAGGGCAGCTATGGACCCGGACGCCCCGCGCTATTGCAGCGAGGCAGCCTGCCGGTATTGCCGGGCCAAGGCGGTGTGCCACGAAGCTGCGTCCATGGTGGAACAGGCTTCCCTGATCGCTACGGACCGGGATAAGTGGGAGCTGTTTTCCCCTGCCGAGAAGGTTCAGGCTTACCGCCTGGCGAAGACGGCAAAGAAATGGGCGGCTGCTGTGGATTACCGGTTTGAACAGGATGTGGCCGCCGGCCTGATTCCCGGTTTTGAGATGGCGCCCGGACGCACCAGTTTCACAGTGACGGATCCTTCCGGGGCGTTTTCCGCGCTGAATGCCGAGTTCCCGGACGAGGTGACGGCGGAAGCGTTTGCCGGGTGCTGCAAGGTCGGCATCACGGAATTGGACAGACTGGTTCACGCGGCCCGTAAAGCGGCGGATCCGAAGGCGACCACGAAGGCCAGCCGCGAATGGCTGCGGCAGTTGCTGGCGGAGTATGGCGAATCGAAAACCACGAAGGGATCCGTGAAGGAAGTGGAAGGAGGTGCGGCATGATGACCACGCTGACCATTACTTTGCCCCACACGCCGCGCTGCCTGTCCCCGAATGCGAAGGCCCCCCTCACGCAGAGGGGGGCCCAGGTGGCGGGATTCAAGAAGACGGCTGCCAAGAGCCGCGCCCGTCAGTTGGCCTGGGGGCGGACCTGGGAAGCCCTGAATGGCCGGAGGATGCAACCGACGCATTACCGGGTGGTCTGGTTTTTCAAGGGACCGAAGCCGGACGCGGATAATTGCTTGGCACGCTGCAAGGCGTATTTGGACGGGGCCTGCAAGGCCATGGGGATTGACGACCGGACGCTTGACTGCGCCGGGATTGACCGCGTGCATGATCTAACCCACGCCGGCAAGGTGGAAATCGTGTTTGAAAGGCGGGAACAATGAAGATTCAACTGAAAAGAATAGTGTTCTTGAAACAACGGGAGAAAGTTTTGCTGAATGAATTGAAGCAAATTAAAGAAGAGATTCTATTTATTGAAACTCTAAAGGATGATCAACTTGGAGTTTATGAAAAAACAAGGGAAGAATATTGACTGGCTGGCAAGAGAACTAGGGAAAAGTACAGGAACAGTTAAAAATTGGTTCTATGCAAATTCCTACATAACAGAAGAGAATATAAGAAAAATAGAAGCTGTATTGAAGAAAGGATGGACGACCGATGAAAACTCTTAAATGTCCTATCTGTGGGAGTAAAAGAACATTCCTCGATATAATACCTCAAGGATACCAATATATTTGTACTCAATGTGGATTGTGTGCCCTGCGGCAATTCACGCCCCAAGAAGCCGCAGAGGCCTGGAATGAGCTTGTTTCCAAGTTTTCTCCCATCATGAGGGTGCAGGTTGGTGATAAGTTACATTTTATAGACAGGTCTCTTAAGTATCAGTACTGGGCTACAGTTACGGACGTTGATGTGAATGATGCCTGGATCAGGACAGATAAAGGCTCATGCCGCCCGGACGACGTGCTTAAATGGCCTTGGGAGCTTAATCAGAAAGAAGACCGGAAATGAAAACGACTTACGATGTTATTATTTGGATTGCCAAAATAAACAGAGAAACGCACCTGATTGAGCCGAAAGATATTTTAATTGCTAAAGGTTTGAGAACAAAGCGTGCTGCTCAAAAATACATTGAATTTTACAAGGAAGAATACAACCAAAAAGAAAACATGTATGAAATCCTCGCATCAAAAAAAAAGGAGGCCGGGAGTGGTAATTATTGATTTATTCGATATTTTAAAATTTTCAATTTTAGTTATATTGTTAGTTATTCTTACTATCCAATATATTATATTCAAAATAAAAGGAAAATGAAGCTGACGCCTGAACAGAAAGCTTTTTACGAATACGGCCAAGCTCGTGGAATTCTGAAAGAACGGAAAGAATTGATGATCTCCATGGAGGGTGAATTCGATGCAGCTATTTATTACCCGGAATATAGGGAATTGTACCACATTGAAGAAGCTATCCGCGACGCATGGCAGAAGCGGGCCGCATGCAGGGCGTGGGTGCATCCTATGCGAAGGAGATGCTCGAACTGTAAACATGAGCTAACGCAGTACAAGTGCTGCTCAGCCTGCGTCCATGAAGGATGGCCTGTTTACTGGGAGCCGAGAAAGGAGGGAGAGTGAACAGGTATCACCGAAAATGGCTCCGGATATTTCGTCGTCGTGAAAATGCGTTTCTCCGTCGCGTTTTCTTTAGGGACGGAGAGCATGAACATGGAAAAAGGTATGAGACCATGCGAAAAGCGGCCCGAAGACTTAATGCGCTCCGCATGAGGCATGTATGGAATAAGCCGTGGATTCCTATTGATGACAAGGGGAGGGCTCTGAAATACACGGCGGACGCCGCGGGGGAGAACACGGATGTGAATCCGCATAACTCGCTGGAAAACGCACCCGCCCAGGTGGGGGAAACCCTGGCGGACGGAAAGGAGGGCAAGTGAAGCCTGTGCTTGATGCCTGCTGCGGCTCCCGCATGTTCTGGTTTGACCGCCGCCATCCTGACGTGGTGTTCATGGACCGCCGGGAGGAAACACACACGCTTTGCGACGGGCGCACTCTGGAAATCAAGCCGGATGTCGTCGGAGACTTCCGGGCCATGCCTTTCAGTGACGGGGCGTTTCGCCTTGTCGTGTTCGACCCTCCGCACCTGATTCACGCCGGGGAATCGTCCTGGCTGGCCAAGAAATACGGAAAACTGGACAGGGAGACTTGGCAGGAGGATTTGAAGGCCGGTTTCCGGGAGTGTTTCCGGGTTTTGGAACCGGGCGGCGTTCTGGTGTTCAAATGGTGCGAGGATCAGGTTTCAACCGCAGAAGTGCTGAAACTGGCCAGCCATGATCCTTTGTTCGGGCACCGCCGCGGGAAGACCGTCTTCCTGGTCTTTATGAAATCTACAACCCCCAACTGACGCTTTTTTGATATGGAATACATGAACATCCCAACAGCCTTGTTTTCCAGCCCTGAATTCATCGGAGCTGAACCAATCCAGCGCGCTACATGGATTGCCCTGTTGGCGTGGTGCTGCACCCAAGAGAACGGCGGAATCATTGAGGGGTGCCGCTCCTGGGGCATGCGCCGCTGGATGCAGACCTGCGGGGTGATGGACAAGGAAGTCATGAACGGCGGGGAACTTTACCACTTCGACGGAGACAACCTTGTTGTTTTTGGCTACCCCGGAGGCGTACAAGAGCTTCTTGAGCGAAAGCGAGTTATTGCCCGCGAAAATGGCAAGCTCGGAGGGCGCCCCAAGAAAACCCATGTTGAAACCGACATGGAAACCGAAGAGAAACCTACGTTGGTTTCTGAATTAACCGACGTAGGAACCGAAATAGGAACCAATGTAGGGGCCAACATCCAAAACCGGAAGAAAGAAAGAAAGGAAGAAAGGAATATAGGGGGAGAAACTACTACGGTGGACAGTACACCGGGGGAAGAAGCGCCCGCTGCTCCTGTGCTGCCTGCCCAGTCTTTCCCGAACCGGGAACGCCTGAACGACGTCCGGGGGATGCGCTGCGCCGACAATCACGCGGATCTGGGGGCTTCTCCTAGTGCCGCCAGGTTCATGGCTGCCTGTTTGGAAATCAACCCTTCATGGTCCCGGACAATGCCAACTGCCATTGAGCAGGCAGCCGCGCTTGAGGCGTACCGGTCTGCACAGGGCCGGGTAACGCCACGAGACATGGAGATGTTGAGGGATTATTACGCGTCAGGACTGACGGAGGACTGCAAGAAGAAAGCTTTTTGGCGCCCGGACAGCCGTAAGAAGTTTTGGGAGTGCTTCGGCGACGTTTTGACGCATGCCGATAGGTGGGCGAAGGAAACACGCTGGAAGCCGGCATCCGCTCGGAAGAAGCCAAAACCCGAAGAACCACGGCAGCCGGAAGGGCCTGTTGTGGATGTCGTGGACGCTGCGGCAGAAATTGCATCTCTACGGGAGGAAATGGGAATAGGAGGTGACGAATGAAGCAGTCAGAGTTAAAATTGATGTCCATCATGTCCGCAGCCTTTTCACGGCTGAAAATGTCTCCGGTTCAGATCGCTATTCTTTCCTGTATCGGTCTTAATCCCGGCATTCGGTTCGGAGAAATTGCCAACCGCGTATCTGTGTCTTCCAGCCGTTTGTGCTTTCATCTGAATACCCTTTGCGGTACAGGAGACGTTTCTACCTCCCAATATGGAGGCAGATTCAAAAAAGGTTATTTCCTCACGGCACAAGGGCGTAAACGCTTGGAAGACGCTATCACACGAACGATGAAAGATCATGTCTAAGAGAGATAAAACATCTATTGCCACAGAGAAGAAGAAGGAGTTTGCGAGGCTCTTGGTTGAGTCAAAATTGTCCAAGGCGGACGCTTATCGTAAGGCCTACAATCGCAAGGATATGAGTAATGATGCGGCCAGCAAGGCGGCATCCCGTTTGTCCAAAGATGGCGAAGTTTTGCGAATGATTGACGAATTGAACGCCCAGTTGGACAGATCAGCGGTTGCCACCAAGCAAGAATGCCTTGAGTTTCTTACTGCTGTGTTGCGTACACCAATTGGAGAAGTGGGCGAAGATTCTCCTTTATGCCAGGAGGTTGCCTACACGGATTCAGGGATGCGCAAGAAGATGCCCGGCAAGATTGAGGCGGTGAGGGAACTTTCCAAGCTGGCCGGTTACAATGAACCGGAACCGGTGGATGTACCAGGGCTTTCAAAGATTGCCGCAGTACTTGCCGGAACGAAACAGGCCCCTCTTGTACATCCTGATAATGGTAAAGCCGCTCCGATTGAGTTTGATGGGATAGAGGCCCCCCAAGAAAATGAAGAACGCCGCCCGGGATTCCTGGACAACGTAGGGAATGAGCCGTTGGTTTAGTCAAGTTACGGTTGTATTCATCCTCCGGCATTTTGTTGTAATGATGGTGCATGATTCGATGCGCTTTCAACGGAGGCGAGCTTTCTCCTACTTCTGCCGTCCGGGCAGACCTGGATAATTTTCACCGCGGGGCTTCCAGAATTGAGAACCTGGACCTGGGCCAGATGGGGGGCGTTTCCCGACGCCGCGGGTTCCGGCGTATTGCCGCCGCCCTGGATGGCTCCATCATCCTGCCTTACATCTATTCCACGAATGACCGGTATCTGGTTGAGGTGTCCCCTTCCCTGCTGCGCGTGTTGTCCGCCGAGGGGGATGTGGTTGCCTCCCTGCCTTCCGTGTGGAGCCAGGACGATGTTTCCGCTTTGCGCCACAAACAGGTGAACAGCATGTTGTTTCTGGCCTGCCCCACGCATGAGCTGATGGTGCTGAAACGGGATGACGAGGGCATGTTTTCCCTGGCTCCCTATGAGTTTAAGGCCCGCCCCTGGCGGTATGAGGAGTTCCGGGATTTTCCGGTGCGCCTGACGTTGGATGAGGGGTGTTACAGGGTGTCTTTCGGGGAGCATGCGTCCGATGCGGATGCGGCGGTTAACGAGGGGGATGTGATGCGCGTCCAGGTGACGGTGCCCCAGCAGACCGGGTTCAGCACGGGGGCCGTGATTCGCCAGGGCTGGGTGGTTGCCGGGGCGTTTACGGCGGCTTCCTCCTATGCCGCGGGCAGGAAGTTGTGTATTAATGAGGGGAGCTATTGGTCCTGGTGGACGTGCGACAGGGATTTTAACGGGGCGGCGGATTTTGTGGACGGCCTGACGTCTCCGGCGGATTATCCGGAGCATTTTCATAAGGGTGTGATTTGCCATTCCAATACGATTACCTGCAAGGGGACCTGGACGTTTTATTGTTATAAGGAGTGGTACGGCACGTATGCCGTGGAGCGGCGTTTCCCGAATGAGGATTGGCAGCTGCTTGGTACGTCCAATTCCCCGGTGGGGGCTGCTTCCAATTTGCAGCTGACCGGGGACGAGGCGGGGGAGGAGTGTTATTTGCGCCTGATGTTGTATGAGTCCCAGCTTTCCAATGGTTCCGATCCCAGCCAGGGGGTTCCGGCTGATTCCTGCGGGAATAAGCTGGTGGTGGATGCTTATAAGAAGGATGTGGTGCTGCGGCTGCATTCCCTGTCTACCAGCGACGTGCGCAAGTTGACGCTGCCTTTGGGGAGTGATTTTTGCGATTTTTTCGAGAAGAAGGGGCTTCCGGTTTTTTCCGCATTGTTGGTTGAAGGAGCCAAGGTGGACGGCGGGTTTGAGGTGTCCAGGGAGGGACGGACGCTGACGGTGAAGCCCGATGGGTTGACGACGGATGATGTCGGCGCCGGGAGCATGGTGCGCCTGGAATGGGAGCAGGCAGAGGTGAGTTTGGACCGGTTTGCGGAGGGGTCGATTGAGATGTATCGTTTTTTTCTTCCGGCGGGTACAGTCGTGTCGATGCAGGGGTTTGTCTGCGTTTATGCCGGGCAGACGATTCAGCTGAATTCAACGTTGAATGTGTGTTCTTTTTGCGAGGGCAACGGTGGTTCTTATTCGTTGATGCCTGTGTTTTCCACGATGGATGAGGCATCTTTTACAGTGCCGGAGGACGGAGTTTATGTGGTGAGGATGGAGACCTGGCCCGGAGGGTCCGTCAGCCAACGGGCCAGAGCGCAGCTGGAGGCGCCTGCCTGCACGGCGTGGATGGAGGCAGAGGCGGCCGAGGTGACGGCTTCCGCGGAGTATTCTCTTTGGGATAATGTTTCCGCGGTTCCGGAGGGGGTTCCCCCGTCCGGGGAGTCGTTGATGTGGAGTTTCGCGGCGTTCCGGGGGGTGTACGGGTTTCCTTCCCTGGTGGATGTGTTTCAGCAGCGCCTGGTGTTGGCCGCTACGCAGGCCCAGCCGCAGACGGTGTGGTTGAGCAAGACGGATGACCTCAACAGTTTCGAGGTGGGGAAGCAGGATGATTCCGCGCTGGCTTTGACGTTGAGCACCACAACGCAGAATAGGATTTGCTGGCTGATGGCGCAGAGTTCCCGGCTGCTGCTGGGGACGGCGGACGCGGAGTGGGCGGTGTCCGGCGGCCAGGGGGTGATGACTTACTCCAATGCGCGGGCGGACAGCCACGGGTTTGTGGGGTCTTCCGATGTTCCGGCCCTGATGGCGACTGATAAGGTGCTGTATGTGGAGAGGGGCGGCGGACGGGTGTATCAGTACGGGTATGATTATGAGAGCGACGGGTTCGTGTCCCGCGATTTGACGGTGTTTGCCGATCATGTGCTGGCCGACGGCGGCGGGTGCCGGGGTGTTGCTTTTGTGCGCAAGCCGGAGCCGCGGGCGGTGTTTGTGCGCCGGGACGGGGCGCTGGCGCTGATGACTTATAATAGCATGCACCAGGTGCATGCCTGGCACCGGTACACGACAGATGGGGTGTTCGAAGGGGTAGCCGTTTTGCCCAATGGGGATCAGGCGGATTTGCTGTTTGCCCTGGTGTCGCGGGAGGATGGACGGTTTATTGAGGTGCTGGCGCCGGGTAATGAGTTTCAGGATCCGGGAGGCAGGGATTTTGTGTCTGTGCTGGAGACTAACGCCCTGATTTCTCTTGAAGCTGCTGGACGCCGCCAGCATAGCGGCGGAGTGATGTTTTTCTTTGGCTCTGACGCACTGGTGGATGGTGTTGAGGTAAGTATTGACGGAACCCGTTGGGATGTACTGGACCGTTCCCCGTCTTCGTTTTTAACAAGGGGATGGCATTCTCTAGTTGCTGATGGATGCTGGGATTACGATTCCATGGTGGGCATCCGCGTTTCCGGCAACCGCGATTTCAATCTATTAGCTATTCAGGCATAATGGATAATAATATAGAGATTCTGAAAGAACAGCTTTCCGACCGCGTGTGGAGGTTAAATCACCTGTACTGGATTATCAATAAAGAGGGCAAGATGCAAAGGTTCCAGTTGAATTGGGCCCAGCGGCGGCTTCATGAGCAGTTATGGTACAGGAATGACATTCTGAAAGCGCGCCAGCTGGGCATTTCCACGTATGTAGCCATGCTGATGCTGGATATGAGCCTGTTCCGGCCCAATTTCCATTGCGGTATCATTGATAAAACTTTGGTGGATGGAACAGGCAAGATTGGCAAAATTGAGTTGGCTTACAGGAGTTTGGACTATGTACCGGATGATCCCACGGAAGAAGACCTTGCCCTGGCCGAGTTAGGACGCCTCATCAAAGGGGAGATTCAAGCCAGGCCTTCCAAAACGACGGTGTCTTTTTCCAATGGGAGTAAAATTACAGCCGGCACATCTCTCCGCGGCGGCACATTTCAGTTTTTGCATGTCTCGGAACTTGGATACGTCGCGGCCCACGCCCCTCTGCGAGCCCGTGAGATTGTGACAGGGGCCATGAACTCCGTTTCCAAAGACGGCGTGATTGTCCGAGAATCCACCCATGAGGGAGGAAAGTTTGGCCTCAATTACGAGATGACCAAGGCGTCCATGGAGATGGTCGGCAAACCTCTTTCTTCCCTGGATTGGAAGTTTTTTTTCTTTCCCTGGTGGAAGAATCCGGAGTATTTCCTTGAAGCTGATGATGAACATGGATGCAGTTTCCCGGAGGATTTACAGAAGTATTTCGAGGATTTGAGGTTAAGGTGCGGCATTTCCCTGAATGATGCCCAGAAGCGTTGGTACGCCTCCCAATACAAGACATTTGGAGGATTGGTCCGTCAGGAATATCCTTCCACGCCGGAAGAGGCGTTTCAGGCATTGGTGGAGGGATCCATTTATGGTTCTTACATGGACGCATTACGTTCCAAGGGCCGACTATGCGCCGAGTTTGAAAAGGATGATCTGGCTCCCTATTATGTGTCCTGGGATATTGGCATGGCTGATTATATGGTTCTCTGGCTCTGGCAGGTGAGGGGAGACGGCAAGTTTTACGTGATGGATTGCCTGCAGGCCAATGAAAAGCCCTTGGAGTGGTATATCAATTTCATCCGCACGAAGTGGGAAGTGATGTTTGGCCCCATTTACAAACATCTGGTTCCCCACGACGCAGGGAGGAGATATCCCCACGGGATTACCTTTGACGTGTATTTGAGGCGAGCAGGGTTCAATGTGTCCGTAGTGCCGCGCATTTCCGATGTGTGGAATGGTATTTTTGCGGTACGGCGCCTCCTGAATCATTGCATTTTTCACGAGCGATGCTCCCGACCCCTGAAAATTGACGGAGTGGAATATATGTCTGGCGTAAATGCCCTGGAGAATTATCAGAAGGCCCCGGCAGGAGCACATGGTGTTGAACGGGATACCCCCCTGCATAATAGGTGTTCTCACGCCGCGGACGCATTCAGGACATTTGCGGAAGCTTATGAAAATGGACTTGTTGGAGCAGTTGGAGCTGTTGCCATGCCTGCCCAAGCGGTAGAATCACGCCAGACACGAGGACTTGCCATAGGCGCGGATGCACTCTTTTTCTAA